GAAGAAGCTAAGCAGTTTGGGGTCTTAATGGGATCTGAAGGATTTGGTATTATCACAGGTGGTGGCCCAGGAATTATGGCTGCCGCAAATCACGGTGCTCAAACAGTGAATGCCAAATCAATTGGCATTGGTATTGAATTGCCGTTTGAATCTGGCATGAATAAGTATGTTGACTATGGGGTAGAGAACCGTTATTTCTTCACACGTAAAGTGATGTTCCTTAAATACTCACAAGGATTTGTTATATTCCCTGGAGGTTTAGGTACATTAGATGAATTGTTTGAAGCTCTAACACTGGTTCAAACCGGCCATAACATAAAGTATCCTATTGTTTTAGTTGGTAAAGAGTTCTGGGGCGGTCTAATAGATTGGATCAAAGAAACTCTTGTTTCCTCAGGTCGAGTAAGCGAGAAAGACTTGGATCTTTTTCGCGTAGTTGACAGCGCAGTTGAAGCACGTGATAAAATTCTAGAATACTTTAACAAGTACACCAAAGAAGGTTCACCTAATTTCTAATAAGATACTCTTTTTTGAGTACCTCGATTAAGGCAAAATAAATAACTATATGAACTTTAAGCGCTTAACTGATCGCAGTGAAATCGAGATTGCAGATTACGTCCGGACTTACGTTGAAAGCGTGGGTAAAGATAGAGTCCAGCTTTATATAGGATGCGATAGTCAAAATAAGGGTGATAATACCATCTACGCAACGACCGTCGTTCTTCACATTGGTAATACAGGTTGTCACGTCCTATATAAGCGTGAAACCTTTCCGAGAATCTTTGATTTTTGGGCGCGCTTATGGGGTGAAGTTGAACGCTCGGTTGAAGTTGCTCTTCACCTTCAACAGAATGGCATCATTGTTGATAATATAGATTTAGATCTTAACGCCGATCCAACCACCCGTTCTAACAAATTAGTTCAAGCTGCAAAAGGATACGTTGAATCGCTTGGCATCAAAGCCAGGATTAAACCCAATATCTTACCCGCTATCAGCGCTGCGGATAACATCGTTAAGTAAACTATTTACGCCAAAGCAGTATAAATATCTCGAAAACTATTCCAAACAAATATGGCATTTGAAGATCCAAACGAATCAAGACGAGGTCCTAAGAAAACCGGTTCAACTCCATACCTAGATCAGTTCGGTGAAGATCTCACCCTAATGGCCAAGGAGGGCAAATTAGATCCAATCATTGGCAGAGATGCTGAGATCTTGAGAATTTGTCAAATTCTTGCTCGTCGCAAGAAAAATAACCCAATCATCCTTGGAGATCCAGGCGTTGGTAAAACCGCAGTTGTTGAAGCCATTGCACAAAGAATCGTAGAAGGAAAGGTTGCAAGAACTTTGATCGGAAAACGATTAGTTTCTTTGAACATGACTATCATCGTTGCAGGTACCAAATACCGTGGTGAATTTGAAGAAAGAATGAAGAATATAGTTGATGAGCTAAAGGCTAATCCTAACATTATCGTCTTCGTTGATGAAATTCACACGATAGTGGGTGCGGGCGGTGTAAGTGGTTCTTTAGATGCTTCAAACATTTTAAAGCCTGCCCTTGCAAGAGGACAAGTCCAGTGCATTGGTGCTACTACATTAGATGAGTACCGTGAAAACATTGAGGATGACGGTGCATTGACGCGTAGATTTCAAGAAGTATTCATCGATGCACCTTCGATCGAGGATACGATTCAAATCCTAGAAAGAATTAAGGATAAGTATGAGGATCATCACGTTGTCCAGTACACTCCCGAGGCTATTGAAGCTTGTGTCAAATTGTCTGACAGATATATCACTTCTCGTGAACTCCCAGACAAGGCTATCGATTTGATGGATGAAGCAGGTGCTAAGATTCACCTTCAAGAAATTAAGGTTCCTACTTCTATTAAAAAGATGGAGAAAGAAGCTGAACTATTAAAGCAGGATAAGCTTGAAAGTGTATCACAACAGGATTATGAAAAAGCTGCACAGTTCCGAGATCAGGAAATGAATAAGCGCAAAGATCTTGAAAAGTCAATCAAAGAATGGGAGCAATCTTTAAAAGAAGATCGCAAAGAAGTCGACGCCGAGGTTATTGCCGAAACTCTATCTCAACAAACAGGCATTCCATTGTCACGCCTTTCAGGTGATGAAAGCAAAATGATTCGTCTGCTCGGTGAAGGGTTAAAGAAAAAGATCATCGGCCAAGATGATGCAGTTGATGCTCTTGCAAAGGTTATTAAACGTTCACGTGTTGGAGTATCTTCACACAAGAAACCGATCGGTTCATTCATGTTCTTGGGTCCAACGGGAGTTGGTAAGACTGAGACTGTAAAGGCACTGACTGAATACATGTTTGGCTCCGAGGATGCTATGATTCGAATTGATATGTCCGAATACCAAGAAAAGTTCAATGTATCTCGATTGACTGGAGCGCCTCCAGGATATATTGGCCACGAAGACGGCGGTCAATTAACGGAAGCAGTTCGTCGTAAGCCTTATTCTGTCATACTATTTGACGAGGTTGAAAAGGCACACCCTGATACTTTTAACGTTCTTCTTCAAGTTCTTGATGATGGACGCTTGACCGACTCTCTCGGTCGCACTGTTGACTTTACTAATACCATCATTGTTATGACATCGAACGTAGGTGCTAAGAAAGCAGCTGAATTCGGTGGAGGTATTGGATTTACTAGTCGTTCGAATGTTGCAACTGAGAAAGCACAGATGGAAGGCATCATTAAAAAGGAACTTAAGAATAAGTTTACTCCTGAGTTCTTGAATCGCCTAGACGATATCGTTCTATTCGACCAGTTGACAGACGAACACATGATGAAGATCGTTGACATCGAACTCCTAGACTTATGTGAACGCATGTTTGAACAAGACATTCGATTGAAGTTCACTAAACAAGCGAAAGATTTCTTGGTCAAAGAAGGATATGACCCTGCATACGGTGCACGTCCTCTAAAGCGTGCAATTCAAAAGTATGTTGAAGACATACTTGCGGATGGTATCCTGGATGGTGAAATCGTGTCAGGTGAAAAGGTGTACACTATCACCTACACCAAAAATGATCAGAAACTTTCGTTACGTTAAGAGTATAATAGTAACAGAGTTTCTAATTATGATAATCTATAAAGACCGTTCATTCAGTACACAGTTTCAAGATCTAATTGCATTGATTAATGCAGGTGGATCTGAATCTCAACCACGTGATCTTAAAGTTCGTGAACTCATGTTGGGTCAAGTTAACATTGACCCAACCAACGCTTTCGCTGACTTTGAATCTCGTAAGTTCAACTTCAAGTATTTTGCAGGTGAACTTGCATGGTACCTAAACCGCGATTGTAACATTGACTACATCAATCAGTTCTCAGGTTTCTGGAAAGGTATCACCAATCCTGGAACCAATGAGATCAATTCTAACTATGGTAACCTCTTGTTTGGTGATCAGTTAAAGTGGGTTCGTGATTCTCTGTTAAAAGATCAGAACACTCGTCAAGCGATCGCCTTCTTGAACCAACCTAAGTTTCAGTTCGAAGGTAACAAAGACTTTGTGTGTACGATGTACCTCAACTTCTGGATTCGTAATAACAAGTTGAACATGAAAGTTCAAATGCGTTCAAACGACATCTTCTATGGTTTGACCTATGATGCACCTTTCTTCGCGTTTGTTCACCAACACATGTACTTGTGGTTAAAAGACACCTACACTGATCTTCAGTTGGGTACCTATCATCATTGTGCGGATAACATCCACTATTACGAACAACATTTCTCACTTGCGGATTCTATCTTAAACGAAGATCTAGAACTGCGTCGTTCATACCGAATGGAACTAACAGAACCTTTCTTCGTGTATGATAAAGATGGTAACTATCACCTCACCTCAAAGGGTATGATGTTCATTAATTCAGTTAATCGCCTAGTTGGTTCTGATTCTAAGATGAATGACTATCGTGATATGATTACCCAATACATGTTAACCTCAAGCGAAGTAGAAAATGTTTGAAGATTTTGAAGATTTTGACTTTGATTTCGAAGATGATGGAGTACCTCGTATTCGCGTTGACTCCGCAACTTCGGTCACTGACTTAGAACTAACACTCCAATCAAATCACGATGATTTCTTTCGTCGTATAGTTGATCATATTCTGTCACGTCTCGAAGGAGACAGACAAGTGCTTCCAGTCGCAATTCTAATCGATGAAGAAGGCGTTGAATATGAAATGCAGGTCGAAGAAGATGGATATAATAAAGCACTGGATAAGGCGAACGACTATTTCGTAACGATTGAAGAATACGAAACTTGTGACCTAATCAAACAAATGTACGAAATAATTGAAAAGAAAAATGGACTACGGTAAAGAGTTTAAGAAATACGCAATGAGCGATCACAACGTCAGCTCATCAAAATTTGACTACTATCAATCTCAGGTTGAATCATCAATGACGCCTTACATCCTTGAGGAGCGTGAGATGCGAGTTACTCAAATGGACATCTTCTCACGATTGATGAGAGATCGTATCCTATGGGTTGCAGGTGGAGTTAACGACAATATGTCAACGGTTGTACAGGCGCAGCTAATGTTCCTTGATAACGTATCTAAGGACGACATCACTATGCACATCGATTCTCCAGGTGGATCAGTTAAGTCAGGTCTATCAATGGTGGATGTGATGGAATGGATTAAGTCTGACATTAGAACCATTAACACAGGGATGGCGGCGTCAATGGGATCAGTACTACTTGGTGCAGGAACAAAGGGTAAGAGATCATCCCTAAAACACTCTAGAACCATGCTGCACCAATCTTCTGGCGGATTCAGAGGTAATATCCAAGATGCAGAAGTTGATTGGGTAGAATGGAAGAAGATTAACCTTGAATTGTTTGAACTTCTAGGTAAGTACTGTGGTAAGAAACCTTCACAAGTAATGAAGGACGCAACGCGTGATTTCTGGTTGACGTCAGAAGAGGCGATGAAGTATGGTATCATTGATGAAGTTATTCAAGGAGTAAGATAATAAGATACTCTTGTTCTAAATGATACTCTTTCACGAGAGAACAATTTAATATATAGAGTGTATAGTTTGAGTTATATCAAACCGCTCTACACAGTTCGAATCCGGTATTACTTAGGTGATACCGGATTTTTTATGTCATAAACTTTTTGTAGGTTTGTGGTATAATACTTTATGAAAGTCATATTCTTAGACAACGACGGTGTTATTTGTCTCGAAAGTAACTGGGGTTCACGCCACAAAAAACAGAAGAAGTGGGGAGGGATGAAGTTGTCTATGCGTGGAAGTGATATTCCTCTTGAATATCGTTTTGATAACTTTGACAAGAAGGCAATTGAGATCCTGAATCAGATATTAACTGAATCAGGGGCGGAGATTGTTGTATCTTCTGATTGGAGGTTTCACGCTACGTTAGAGGAACTAGGTGACTACTACGAATCTCAGGGAATCTGCAAGCGCCCAATCTCGACGACTGGAACGGTCAAGGACTTGTTTCCAAAAGAATGGTCTGTGTTGAGGTTCAGGGCCGACTTAGAACTTGAACGCAGTATGGAAATTCAACATTGGATTGATGAACATCCTGAAATCACCCATTGGGTTGCGATCGACGACTTGAACATGAGTGTTGATTTCTTAGAAGAACATTTTAGTGCGAAGGACGGGTCTGACGATAAACCCGGACTGACCAACTTTGTTTGGACTCCTCGTTCTTATGAGGGAATCAAACAACTTGGATTGCGCGAAAAAGTTTTACATTTTTTAACGTAAAGTTTTTCTAGGTCGTGGGAATTGGTTATATTTACCCTATAACAGATTAACTTAATCAGATATTATGATCGAAACATTTCAGAACCTTCAGTCTTTCATCGAGTTGTCGAACTCGTCCAACTCTAACGTTGATAAACTTAACGCCATTAAAGCGTATAAGAATGACGCTGAAGTGATGCGAGTTTTACGTTACACTTATGATCCATTTAAACAGTACTATGTTACTTCTAAAAACTGTAAAAAGCGCAGTGACCTGGTTTCTACAGACACTTACTACAATCTTTTTGACCTTCTTGACGATCTTAATGATCGTGTTATTTCTGGGCACAATGCTATTGCAAGGGTTAATGCGTTTGTTAGGACGTATCCTCAATTTGAAGACATCGTCTGGTCCATCATCGACCGAAACCTTAAGACTCGTTCAACGACGCAAATGATTAACAAGATCGTACCGGGTTTGATTCCTACCTTCTCAGTTGCACTGGCGGAAGCTTACAATGAGAAGACCGCGAAGAAGGTGGATTGGGAAGATACATGGTATGCTAGTCGTAAACTTGACGGAGTTCGTTGTATTGGAGTTGTTGACCGTAACGGAGATGCAAAATTCTATTCACGTGCAGGAAATGAGTTTGAAACCCTAGGTCGATTGTCGGCCGAAATCAAACAAAACCCTTCATTGTGGAACAAGGTTCTTGATGGTGAAGTTTGTCTCGTTGACGCTGAAGGTAATGAAGACTTTCAGGGTATCATCAAACAGATTAAGCGTAAGAACCACACCATACGTACTCCTAAGTATTTCATATTTGACACTCTTACACACGATGAGTTTCAGAATGAAACCAGTGAACGCACGTTCTGGATGCGAGATGCAGATACACTTGAAATGTTCAGTGACATTGACAGCGATATCATTACACACCTTGCACAAATTCAAATCTACGATGATGAAGGATTTGAAACGATGAATGAAATAGCAAAGAACAACAGATGGGAAGGATTAATGCTGCGAAAGAACGATACCTATAAAGGTAAGCGCAGTCAAGACATCTTAAAGGTCAAGTCTTTCTCAGATCAAGAGTATATAGTAACCGGAGTTGAGAACAAGGTTCATCGCGTGATTGTCAATGGACAAGAGGTTGAAGAAGAGGTGATGAGTCACGTTTTCATTGAACATCGTGGATGTAAAGTTAAGGTTGGCAGTGGCTTCTCACTTGAAGAACGTCGACACTATTACGCTCACCCTGAATTGATCGTCGGTAAGACTATCACGGTTCAATACTTCGAAGAAACACAAAATCAACACGGAGAGTTTAGTCTTCGCTTTCCTGTCGTCAAGGCAGTTTACGAAGAAGCTCGAAACTTCTAATGACAAAATCAGCAAAGAAACTAAAGAGGTGGTTTAATAAGTATCTGCTCGCTACAACGCCGTCAAAGACATTGTTAGCTGGGTTGATGGCTTATTTCCAATCTTTTCTTGGAGCTGTGGTAAGTGTCTTTATCGCTAATGACGGTGGAGTTATGGTCTTGGCCGGGGCGTTAATGTATTGGTCATTCGTAGTGGTTAACATTCAGCGTGCGGCTCATGGTAATCTACAGGGAAACATTGCCTTTGTGATTGGAGCTTCTCTTGGAACTTGGACGGGTACAATGTTCGTCTATAAACACTTGATGCAGTGGTTTATTTAGCACCTCCAAAATCAGAAGCTGAATTAGGTTATTACGTTACGTGGTTATCAAAGACTGATCATAGTATTACAATACTCCGTAACGTAGAAGATCTTAACGGTCCTTTGATCTTGGCCGGCGGCGCTGATATTGGTAAGAATCCAGAAAGAGATGCGTTTGAGTACTCTCTAATCCATAAAGCTCTCGAGAATGGATGGCCAATTCTTGGAGTATGTAGAGGAATGCAGATTGTTAATGCTTACTTCGGCGGTGACGTTGAGGATCTATTGGTTGAAGATAATCATAGCTCTTCACGAGACTTCATCATGGAAAACAACGTAGCTCGAAAGAAGAGTATCTACCATGAGGTTTGGGACGAAGATCACAACCACTTTCGAGTCAACTCTCGCCACCACCAACACTGCCTGAAAATACCGAGACCTTTACGTCCTATCATGTGGTCGTGGGATGGGATTGTTGAAGCTATATACGGTCCTAAGATCTTGCTTGTTCAATGGCATCCAGAAAGAAGTGAGGTATATGGATCTATGGCATCTGAATGGCCACTCCTGTGGTTAAAAGAACATTTGTAAAAAGTTTTCAAAAAGTTTTTCCAGGTCGCGGATATTTGTTATATTTACTATATGGAAAAACAAACCTACACCTTCCCTGCTCACGACACTTACGGTGGAGTGTTCACTGTAATAGAAACCATTAGTGGTACTTTCGTTTGTCCAGGGTGGCATCCTGTTCCTCACGGTACGTCAATGGATCAAATTAAAATTGACACAACTGGATGGGTTAGACATTCAGATCGTAATGCAAATCCTATTAAGAGCGTTGAATCTAAAGAATGGAAAGTTAATGGTTCTAAGCAAGGTGTAGTATATGACGTAGCGGTTAACGATAATGAATGGTCGTGTACTTGCCCGGCCTCTAATTTTCAACGCGGAGATTGTAAGCACATTAAAACCAAGAAAGCAGAATTAGTATAATGAAAAACGAAGAAGAACATAGTAAACTTAACGGTTTAAAGGCTCGTCACGTGGCTCAGATCATTCGTCGAAAGATGGTTCAGAAAGATCACGGTGATATGTCTAAATACTCACGCAAACAAAAGCATAAGAAAAATGGCGAAGATTGTTAGAAAGACCCTATGTCATAAATGTGTAGAAGAATTCAGTAAAAAGGAGTTCGATTGGGTTTTAACCAAGAGCTTTAAATGGGTTCCAGCAGAACAGAATGACGACCACTACTATGTACCAATGTGCAAAGCCTGTCAAAATGAAAAAGTCTAAAAATGGGTTGAATGCCCTCATCTATCTCTTTGACGATATTATAGCTGATAGGCTTGGCTATCCTTATGCAGAATACACCAGTGTCATTGAATCGATTGACATTGATGAGGCTGATTTTATTATGTCTGCCACATTTGAAATCATAGTTGAAGAGGAAGAAGGAATCATCAGCGATGAAACGTTTAATGACTTTCTTTTGGCCAAAGATCGGTTCTCAACTTTTCATGAAAGTTTTTTCAAAAAAAGTGCAGAATAATTTCCTCGGGTCAAATTTATTTGTTATATTTACTAAGTAATCAGATAACTAATAGCAACAATGATTGAATTAATCAAAATCCAACCGGTCTTCACCAAGTCTTTCAAGCGATTTGGTAAAGTTTATCCCGCTCAACCCACTAAGTATAGCGCTGCGGTAGATCGTAACAAGAGCATTACCATCTTCGAAGATGGCAAGCAAACTTCCACCTTTAACATGGGTGATACTGTAGTATATGATTCTTATAATCTGTACTACACTGGTAAGATCATTCAGATTTCTGAAACTTCGGTAACGGTTGAAGAACCATACAACATGTATGGTAAAGGCCATGGCCGTCGTCATCGTATGCCAATGGAGCGCTTCTGCTGGCGAAACTCCGGTCTTGATTTGGACCGCATCAATAAAGAAAATATCGAAACCTCTTATTACATCTAATCATGACAAACAAAATGCTAACCCTTAAGTGCGTTGAAGTTACATCACAGCGCCAAGCTAATAACGGAACAATCAGCTATTATGATCCTCAGACGAGTGTTTATTATAACCTCTATGAAAATGGTTATGTTCGTCGAAGCTTTGGTCGTAAACGTCTTAGAAACGGTAAACTGTCTGATGAGACCATTTATCAGTTGAATCCAACTCGCATGGTTGATCAGACTTATACATGGACAAATGGAATATCGCGCACATACAAATGCAAAGAGCGTATTATGTTGATGTCGCATGATGAGCGCGTTTCTTGTGCTGCTCGAGCCGTACTGAATTATCGTAACACCGTAAAGAAGAATGCAGAATGGCGTGAGAAACGCTTTACGTTGACTGCTATTCATGATGAAATCAGACAGTATCATGTAGGTAACTTGACGTTGGACATGGCACTTAACGGTATTAAAGAGCTCGTTAATCGGATCTAATCATGGCACAATTTATAGTTACACAAGAAGCTTCAATTCAAGGATCAGATCTTTGGCAAGGTGAAGTAGAATATAAAGGCGAAAAGCTACAGTACCGTTATCATGATGGTTACGACGGACAAGAGGTTTACGTTCTGACCGAACAGGGCTGGGAGATGGGAACCGAACTCGGAGATGTTATCTTTGCAGCTTGTCAAGAATGGGGTGGAGTAGAAGACTTTGGTCCAGTCGGTGAAGTGTGTGAAATTGACGATGACACGGTAGAGGACTACAAATAATGGGTCGAAAGAAAGTTCACAAAGCACAATGCTTTAAAGTTTATGAGTGGGCTGGAGAACACTGGACTCCAATCCACTCTGACGATTCAAGTGAATGGGTCGTTCCAATTAATATCTCCAGAAAAATTGTTGGAGGTGCTGTAAAAAAAGTTGAAAAACATTTCCTAGATTCACTGGAATTTGTTATATTAGCTAAATAAAATAATCCTAATCATAATGAGTAAAACTATTTTCATAGATCTTGATGGCGTGATGGTCGATTTAGAGGCCCACGTTGTTGCTCGCCACGGTCAACAGGGCCTGGCAAAAATTGGAATGTTAACCAGTGTAGACAAGCAATTGTTCCTTGATCCACCACCCATTAAAGGTGCGATTGAAGCTGTTAAGAAGCTTGCTGAAAAGCACGAAATCTTCTTTCTATCCACTGCGCCTTGGAGTAATTCTCAAGCATGGATGGACAAGCGTATCTGGGTTCAACGTAATCTTGGAAAGTTTGCTCACAAGCGATTGATTCTTTCTCACCGTAAGGACCTTCTAATGGGTGACTTCTTAATTGACGATCGTACCAAGAATGGCGCCGGAGAATTCAAAGGTAAATTGCTTCAGTTCGGTACTCCTGAGTTTCCAAACTGGGATGCAGTGTTGAATTTCTTTGATTCTATTGAAGAATGAAAGTTGTAGTTGTATATCGCAAAAGGCTAAACGCTAAACCTGAAATCGCGGTTTTTGATGATGTAAACGTTGACGACATTATTAACTCTAAAAAGAGAAAGCCTATCATTCCAAATGAGTGGTTGATAGATGAGGTTGGTGTTGGAGAAAGTTTTATCGACTACTATTCAAAGAAACTCAAGATAAAAATTACTGAAAAAAGTTACAATCCGATTTTTTAGTCTCAGATTTTATAGTTATATTTACTAGGTAAAGTTAACCAATTAACAAATATGAATAATCCTACATTCAATCTCTCAGAAGTCAAATGCAACGGTTCAGGCTATGGCTCATCTGTCATTAGCACAGAAAACAAAAATGCAATTCAAACTTACGTATCTGTTTATCGTAAGACAACCTCATTTGAAGATTTAGTCTATGAAATGGCTAGTCAAGACCAAAGCAATGATTATCTATACGGTCACAGATGTAAGGATGATTCTACTATTTCATATCGCATCTACAATGCGCTGGGTGTCTATGCAATGAATCTATTTGAAAATAGCAAAGAACTTTCTGAAATGTGGATCAACGCTCAAATTGAAATGTTCACAGGCGCAACTATGACTCACCTCGTTAAAGATGCTTTGCGAGATTGCGCTGGAGCTGATCACTGGTATACTTACGAAAAAGACTGGAACTAATGACGGTCCTTGAACGTTGCGATCGAATTGTAAACACGTCTCACATTGTTTATAGCGATGACTCAACCATTCACACTGTTGATGGAGTCAACGTGATCGATGACGAAGTGTATGTATCATGTAAGGATGGTATGATGTTCTTAGACACAGACGTCTTCACACTCGAAGAAGCTGCTAACGTAGAACGTAGAATGATAAACATTACAAAATTAAACGGTATAAAATATAATGACTGATTACGGATATTGCTGCATTAACATGACCATGAAGGAACAACGTAACGTGTACGTTGGTCGCAAGATGATTAAGAAGACATTCGATCAAAAGGGCATTGCAGGTGCTGCTGAATTGGCCGAGGCTAACCTTAACGATATGATTGAAATTCTAATATGGAATAAGATCAAAGGTATCAAACTGTATCGTATGTCAAGCGATATGTTTCCGTGGATGTCAGAGTATGAACTGACAGATCTTCCTAATTACGATAAGATTTGCGAATTACTCCGGGAAGCTGGTCAAATCGCCCGTCAATCAGGTCAACGTTTAACCTTCCACCCTGGACCTTTCAATGTTATTGCCTCTGCCAATGAAGCTATCGTTATTAAGGCTATTAAAGATTTGCGCCAGCACGGAGAAATCATGGATCTAATGTGTTTACCTCGCTCTCCGTTTTCTGCCATTAACATTCACATCGGTGGTACTTATGGCGATAAGGAAGCCACTAAACGTCGATTCGCAGATAACTTCAAGCGTCTACCCGAAAGTGCTTCAACACGATTAGTAATTGAGAACGACGATAAAGCGGCACAGTATTCTGTACAGGATCTTGTTGACATTCATCAAATGACAGGTGCCACACCGGTTACGTTTGACTATCATCACCACTGGTGTTACAATGACCCAATGCCCGAAGAACAAGCTCTTAAGCTTGCTTCTACCACATGGCCTAAAGGTATTAAGCAACTATGTCATTATTCGTCTTGTAAAAAGATCTACGAAGATCAATCTTCAAATAATATTCGTGCACATGCTGATTATGTTTACGATCGCATTAATGATTACGGTCTCGATCTTGATATCGAACTAGAAGCTAAAGCTAAAGAAAAGGCTTTACTCCAGTATGTGAAACAATTTCAAACCGAATTGGTATAAACCCCATAACCTTTAAACAAAAAAGATGGATAAACTACTATCTACCCTTAAGTCGCTTGGTAAAGGCGCAGTTCAAATCATCAATGAAATTGGAACCATTCTTCGAAATCCACAGTATCTACTAATCCTATTGGGTATGACATACTTGTTGGTGCAGATGGTAAATATCTTCGCAGGATTGCCTCACATCACATTGTATCAGACCCTTGTGATTACATTCTTGATGAACATCTATATCACTGTTAAGAAATAATATATGAGTTCAACTATGAAAATCAAAGCTTTGATAGCTCGATACGAAGCTGATAAGCTTGACGCATTGGCCACGCTAGAAGTCTATCTCCTCAATTCAGCAGGCATTGGAGAACACCCACAAATCCTAGAAGAAATGGATAAGTTGATCGACAAGTTGTCAACAGCTGAGGGTAAATTAGAAACCCTTAAGCGTTACGTCGTAGAAGATAAACCAGCAACTGGTGGCGTAACAGGTGCTCCTGCCCAATAACTAATACCTTGCGATGGTCATAAGGGTTCCCTATGGGAACCCTTTTTTAGTTTGATATATACTCAATAGCAAAAAAATATGCACTCTAGCATGAAAAAAGTATTTAGTCTGAATGAATGGGTTGATAATAACCCATCTCTTAACGAAGGTAAAAAGGAAGAGGCCATGGCCGCTGATATTTTTGGTGATCTTCTAAACAATTACGAGCCGTTTGAGCTTCAATCTATGTCGATTGAAGATGCTAAGGAAACTGTAATGGCTTATAAAGAAGTTCCACCTAGAATGGTTGACAAAGTTGCAAAGGCATTAGTGCTTATGGCACAGGACTTTGATTACGAAGAATTCTTTGAAGGCAAGGTTAATGAAGCTGGGATAAACGATCCTGTTCTAATCGCATTTAGAGCTGCTAGAATGAATCGTGAAAAAGAGCTTGCTAAACCAAAGCGTAAGCCACTTTACGGTAAAGAGAGACTGAAGGCTGAAGATGATCTATGGTACATTAGCCAAGAGCTAAAAGACCTTTATTCTGACAGAGGTCAAATGCTAATTGACATGGAGCAGGAAGCTGAAGTTGAAGGCGGTCCTATCGCCGATGAATACGGTGATAGACTTAATAAGATCGAAGACGAGATTCAAGCACTTATTGCTAAGAGAAACAAGCTTGAGATGAGATTAGCAGAATCAGTGGTTAATGAAGCTAAATTTAAAGCCGGCGACAAATGGGAATGGAAACACGTTGATGGAAACAAGACTGTTGAGATTACCGATATCAAATCAAATGGCGATGTAATTGCTAGAGTTGACGGTGATTCACAAGAATTCATTCTTAGAGAACCTAATAAGTATCTGAAGAAGAAAGTTAATGAAGCTAAGTCAAACGTTAAGATGATCTCTAAGAAAGAGTGGGATAAAACTAACAAAGATTATAAGACTGAGATCAACGGCCAAAAGTACAAAATGGAGTACGACGATGCCAGAGA